CAGCAAAAACGCCAACATTAATAACTTCAGTTTCCAACCTGGTGGGAGACAGTTCAACAGGTGCACCAAAAGTTTCAATTGGTACGCCAGGCGATTATGCAATTAACACAACACATGTCAGCAATAAGATTTACAAAAAAACTGCCTCTAACACTTGGGTAAATGTAGGTTCAAGTGCTTGGCACTTATCTTTACCAGTTGTTTCAGTAGCATCAGGCACAACAGTGACTGGTTCTGCAACCATGCAGGTAAATGGTGTTCAGGTACAGACAGGCGGCACTGCGTTATCAGATGTGAAGACAGCATTTGACACAGCAAACGTTCCAGGAGTAAGTGCATCAGTAAACAGCACAACTGGCAACTTAGAAATTTTCCATAACGGTTTAGGATTTGGAGATTCTACAGCAGGTTTTAACACTATAAGATTTGAAGAAGGTAGTGGATTATTAGCAGAACTAGGAATCACAGCAGGAACTAAAAATGGTCCTAAATTCCTACAAGCAAAACACACAAATAGACCTACTTGGAAAACAGCAGATGAGAATAGACCTAACGGATCAGTTTGGTTCAAAACTACAAGTGCTAATTCAGGTGCAAACATTTCAGTTAAATTATACAGTGACGCAAGTGCAAGTTTTTCAACTATTGGTGCACAACTTTTTGCCACTAATCATCAAGCAATCTTTAATTTAGATCCATCAGCAGGTGGAACAAATTTAAGTGCAGGTGATCTGTATGTACAATTTAATATCACTGAACAAAGTGTTGACGGTCAACAAGACACTACACCAAATGTTGGAGACTTCCAAATATTTAGATACGAAGGTGGCCCAACAGTGATTAGTTCAAAAACTACACACCCAACATTTACACACAACGAAACTTTTACAGTAAGAGAATCGTTAAAAAATCAAGAAGCATTAGACACTGCTAAGACAGTAACAATACAATCAAGCGATGGTAGTACATTGGCCGACAAAGAAGATTTTGTTACAGCATTTAACACTGCAAACTTTACAAATCTAAGTGCAGAAGTAATTACTGAAGGCGAGTTCAAAGGTGCAATTAAAATTACCCACGCATTAGGTGGTGAGTTTAGAATGAACAACACATCAGGTACTCCACTTGATGATGCAGGCTTTGGAACTGCAAATGCTCATGACTATGGCGGGTTTGATTCTTTATCAACAACAAAACTTGATAATTTATATGTTGCACCAACTGGTGATTCAGAAGATTCAACTGTTGGAAATGAAGTAATAGCATCAAACTTTAAGAGATTAAGTTACACAGCAAGTACAAGTTCACCAACTACTGAGCCAGCAGATGGCACATTATGGTATGACACTAAGATTGATGAAGCAGATATTTTAGTACATGACGGAACTGCGTTCAGAGGATACAGAAATGTTTACTCAAACACTGATCCAAATGGACCACAATTCAGTGCTACTGCGCCAACAACACAATCAGATGGGACACCACTTGTAAACAACGACTTATGGATTGATACCAGCGATCTTGAAAACTATCCAAAACTATACAGATACAACACAGCGGCTACTTTGAGTTCTACTAACACAGCGAATCAAGTGGCAGTAACAACAACAGGTGCGGCATTTGAGTTGATAGATAAAACAGATCAAACCACTGAGGACGGTATTGTGTTTGCAGATGCTAGATATCATACAGACGCAGAAAAGAGTGCAAACAACGAAACTGATGCCGGTCATGCTTCAAGCATTAAAGATCTTTTAAGTGACAACTTCCTAGATCCAGATTCGCCAGATCCGGCTTTATTTCCACAAGGAATACTTCTATGGAACACTAGAAGAAGTGGTTACAATGTGAAAGAATACAAAAACAATCACATAAACACTACAACATACCCAGGTTCTGGATCATCAGGTTTAGGTAACATTAGATTCAGTAACGAGTCTGTAGCAGGTTACTATCCTGACAGATGGGTGACAAAATCTTCAAACAACGCTGACGGTTCAGGAAGTTTTGGAAGAAAAGCACAGAGAAAAGTTATAGTAGAGCAACTGAAATCTGAGATTGACACAAACCAAGGAATCAGAGAAGATCAAAGAGGTTACAACGTGATTGCTGTACCTGGATATCCAGAACTAATACAGAACATGATTAATCTTAACACAGATAGAAACAACACAGCGTTTATATTAGGAGACACACCTTTAAGACTAGAAGGTACATCAACTGCAATTCAAGACTATGCTAACAACACAGCCGGAGCATTAGACAACGGCGAAGACGGTTTAGTAAGTTCAAGTGAATTTTTAGGAATGTTTTATCCATCAGGTCTTACAACAGATAACGCAGGTAAGAGCATTGTAGTACCACCAAGTCACATGATGCTAAGAACATTGGCAAACAATGACAACGTGGCATTCCCATGGTTTGCACCAGCAGGTACAAGACGTGGATTAGTCGATAATGCAACATCAGTTGGATTTGTTGACAGTTCAACCGGTGAGTTTAGTCAGATATCTGTTACTGAAGCAGTCAGAGATTCAATGCACGAAGTCAAGATCAATCCGATTACATTCTTTGCAGGTGCAGGAATTGTAAACTTTGGTAACCTTACAAAAACTTCAACAGCATCGGCTCTAGATAGAATAAATGTAGCAAGATTGGCAGTGTTCTTAAGAACATCACTTGATAACCTTGCTAAGCCGTTTATCTTTGAACCAAATGATGAACTGACAAGAAATGAAATCAAACAAGCAGTTGAATCGTTCTTGTTAGAACTTGTTGGACAAAGAGCATTATTTGACTTCTTGGTCGTGTGTGACGATACTAACAACACATCAACAAGAATAGATAGAAACGAACTTTATGTAGACATCGCGATTGAACCTGTGAAATCAGTTGAATTTATCTACATACCGTTGAGAATAAAAAACACAGGAGAAATAGCAAATTTAGGAACCTAAATTTGGATAAATAGGAGAAACAGATGGCAATATCAACTTTATCAAAATTTACAGTCCCTTTATCAAGCGATCAGAGTTCAGCATCACAAGGCTTATTGATGCCAAAACTTCAGTATCGTTTTAGAGCGATCCTGGAAAATTTTGGAGTATCAACACCACGTTCAGAACTTACAAAACAAGTAATGGACATAACAAGACCTAATTTGACTTTTGACAAAGTAACACTAGATGTTTACAACTCAAGAGTATATGTAGCAGGTAAACACACTTGGGACACTATCACTATTACTTTAAGAGACGACGTAAACAACTCTGTAAGTAAATTAGTTGGCGAGCAAATTCAAAAACAATTTGACTTTTTTGAACAAGCAAGTGCGGCATCTGGTATTGACTACAAATTCACAGGAAGAATTGAAATGCTTGATGGTGGTAACGGTGCCAGTGCTCCTACTGTTTTAGAAACATGGGAACTTTACGGTGCTTACATTGAAAATGTAAACTACAACACATTGGCATACAATACTTCAGAACCAGCAACTATATCATTAACAGTGCAGTACGATAACGCTGTACAAACTCCGCAAGGAACTGGTATAGGAACAGCAGTTGCAAGAACACTTGGTACATTAAGTACAGGTGGCGGTCAATAATCAAGTTTAGATTAGCATTTATAATACAGAGAAAGCGTCTTTATAGACGCTTTTTTTGTGGCTATAAATAACAGTATGCCAAAGATAAACAATTTTTTACAAGCGTTTCAAGACAGCCTACCAGGACTCAAAGACTTTAAACACGCATCACGTTTGTATCTAGATGATAATTTTAAATTAGCACCAAAAAACAAATTTTTATTTCACGTAGTATTCAATACAGACGAAACATTATTTTTTGATGGCTTTAGTTCCGCAGAGAGATACCAACTAAACATGTTGGTTAAAAGTGCTGATCTACCAAAATACGGTCTTAATGTAGAAGAAAAAATTCAATACAACAAAAAAATGTATGCGGCAACAAGAATACAATATGAACCAGTAAACATTGTGTTTCATGACGATCAAGCAGATACTGTAAATGCTTTCTGGAAAAAATATTATGAATATCACATTGCAGATTCAGTTACTATGAACACAGAAGAACAACTATCTGTGACCAAGGATGACGCCTATGATTCAATCAAAGGAAAAACAATTACAAAATTTGGAATGGATACTCCTATAGAAAGAAAAAAACCATATTTAAAAAGTATTGAATTGTTTACATTACACAAAAAAAGATTTACGTCAATGACTTTGGTCAATCCATTGATTGGTTCTTTTAGTCATGATAATGTCGACCATGCAGACGGATTAGGCATCTTAACAAATTCAATGCAAATATTTTATGAAACTGTAATTTATAAATCTGGTATAGTAAACAGCACTACTGTACCTGGTTTTGCAACTTTAAATTATGATAAAGAACCTTCGCCGTTGTCTGTGTTGGGTAGAGGAACAAATAGTATTTTTGGGCCTGGTGGAGTAGTTGACGGTGTTGGATCCACAATTAGGAATTTCCAAAATGGAAACATTCTTGGTGCTATATTATCAGCAGGTAATACTTACAATAGAGCAAGAAAAATTAAAAAACAAAATGTCAAGCAAGAACTTAAAGGACTAGCAAAAGAAGGCATTAGAAATATTGCTAAAGCGTCAGGGCCAATTACAAATCCTGTTGCTCAGTTTGCAGTTGGTGCCGCGGCATTGGCTACTATCAAACCAACATCCAAAAAAGGTGAGGAGTCTACAAGAATAAACCAACCAACTTTTGATAGTGTAAACTTTTTAACCGCAGATGAGGCTTTTAGATTAGTTGAAAATAACGAACAGGTAAGAGATCAAGTTTCAGCAGGAATATATTACAAAGATATTGGATCAAGGAAAAATTTAACAGTGGCACAGAGTGACGTAGAATTTGCCGGTGCCAGTGACAGTGTCAAAACTGTTTACA